TTAATGCCTAAGTCGGTCGTTTGGGATTATGGGCGCAAAGTGGGGCTTATTTCATCGAATACCACGAATGAGGATTTGATGGGTGAGCTTGAAGGCGAAACTGTTAGTAACGGGCTGGTTTAATGAATTTATTTAATGATTTGATTGTTTCGCCAATTCAGTACGGATTATGTTTGTCCGAAAAATCATTTAAAAAGACCATGAACGAAATCGGGTTATCGAAAATAGATAGACCTGATTTTATGGCAAGTAATACGGCTAACGCCACAGCTCATATATTCTACGAACACAATATTGTTGTCGTGTGCGTGAAGAAAAACAAAGACACGACATTAATTCAAATGGCGGGGTTAATTATTCATGAGTCAGTGCATATCTGGCAATGGATTAAAGAGCATATAGGCGAAGTTAACCCATCCAAAGAATTTGAGGCTTATTCAATTCAGAGAATCGCTCAAACGCTTTTGTCTGAATACATCGAGGCGAACAATGAACGCGCAAGATAAGCTCACAACACAGTCGATAAGACGCGCTGTCCAACTCGAAGGATTGAAACAAGGCGAGGTTAATAAGTTCGCTAAGTTCCTTAAAGAGATGGACGCGCTGTTACGTGCGAGGCTATCAACGGATGAGATGACAACGTTTAAGCGTGGGCGGTTAGAATCATTACTTAAAGACGTTTCAGGTAGCTTAGGCGTGATATTTGACGCTAATATGAAGCAGTTACTCGACTCAATGGAAAATATCGCAGTCAGTGAATCTAGCTTTGAAGCAAAGTCTTTGCAGTTGGCGATTGGCTCAAGTGCAACTGTTGCATTGCCAGTTTTAGATGAAGTGAAGAAGTCTATTTTATCCGCTCCTTTATCGGTTCGCGGTGCAGATGGCGGCAAGTTGTTAGAACAAGCTGTTGCAGATTTTACAACAGTTGAAAAACAGCGGATCGTTGGGGCGATTCGTCAGGGTGTTTTTGAGGGTCAAACCAATGGCGAGATCATTCAGAAATTACGCGGCACGAGAGCCAATCAGTTCAAAGATGGTATTTTAGACATCACATCAAGAAACGCTGAAGCGATAGTGAGAACAGGTATCGCGCATGTGGCTACAACGGCGCGAAATGAGACATTTAAGGCGAACAATGATATTGTTGATAAGGTTGAATGGCAATCTACGCTAGATGGACGTACAAGCGAGATTTGCAGGAGTTTAAGTGGGCAACAGTTCCCTTTGAATAGTGGTCTACGCCCTCCAGCACATTGGCGATGTCGTTCAACAATTACGGCGGTATTGAATAGTGAATTTGCTTATTTATCGCGCGGTGGACAACAGAGTTCAATGAATGGTACTGTTAGCGCAGATTTAACCTATTATGATTGGCTAAAGATGCAGCCTGTTGAGTTTCAAGATAGTGTAATTGGTGTAAATCGTGGTAATCTATTACGGAATGGTGGTTTAAGTTCGGATGAGTTTGCTAGATTGCAGCTCAATAAGAATTTTAAACCATTGACGCTAGATGACATGCGTAAGCTAGAGCCATTAGCATTTGTTAAGGCTGGAATATAACCGTTATCTGTGATAACAAAGGAGAACAGTCTGTGACTGAAGAAGAGATTGCAGCCATAAAGGCAGAAAGTGAAGCGAACAAGGCGGCATTAGCTACCATGCAGGCAGAACAAGTGAAGATTCTAGCGAAAAATCAAGAGTTGCTAGATGAAACGAAAGCGGCTAAGACTGCAAAGCGTGAGGCAGAGGAAGCGGCGCAACGTGAAGCAGACGACAAGGCAGCAAAGTCTGGTGATGTTGAAGCTCTCAAAACATCATGGGAAGCGAAACACGCAAAGACGCTAACAGATTCGCAATCAGTCATTGACGGACTGAAAGCACAAGTACATGGCTTGACCGTTGGTGCAACAGCGGCGCAATTAGCGGGTGAATTAGCCATTGAAGGCAGTTCTGATTTATTGCGTAAGTTACTATTACCACGGTTAAGCGTAGACGAAAGAGACGGACAGCCATATGTGGCGGTATTGGATGCGAACGGCAAACCAAGCGCACTGACTGTTGAAGAATTGAAGAACGAGTTACGCAATGATCGGGCTTATGCTCCTTTGATTGCAGGAAGTAAAGCGACTGGCGGCGGTGCTGCTGGTAGCGGTCAAGGCGGCGGTGCTGCTAAAAAAGCAAGCGATTACACCAGCGACGAGCTGACAAACCTTTACCGCACCGATCGATCAACATACGACCGCATCGTTGCTGAACGTAAAATCTAGGAGTTTTTAACATGGCTACAACACAATTAGCTGACATCATTGAACCGCGTGTATTTTTAGATTACCAAACGAATAACACACCAGAGAAAACAGCGTTTTACACGTCTGGCGTAGTTGTTCGCAGTGCTTTGCTTGATGCGAAAGCAAACAGCGGCGGCAAAACCGTAGATATTCCATTCTGGAATGATCTTGGTAATAGTGAAGCGAACATCTCAAACGATGATCCAGCGTCACTAAGCACACCTGAGAAAATCACCGCTGGCGATCAGATTGCGCGTATCGCGTACCTGAATAAGTCATGGTCTACTGCTGACCTTGCTAGTGAAATTGCAGGATCGGACGCAATGGGGCGCATTAAAACGCGTACCGACGCGTACTGGCAGCGTCAATGGCAGCGACGTTTGATTAGCTCTGTAACAGGCGTTGTAAGAGACAATATTGCAAATGATGCAGGCGATATGGTTAATGACGTTGGTACAGACGCGGTAGGCGCACCAGCGGTCGGTGAGCTATTCAGTCGCTCGAACTTCACAAAAGCGGCGTTCACTTTGGGCGATGCGTTTGAAAACACTGGTGTCATTGCGGTGCATAGCGTTGTTTATAAGCGCATGGTCGATAACGATGACATTGACTTTATCCGTGATTCGGCTGGTAATATCATGTTTGCTACATATATGGGTAAAACCATTATTGTAGATGATGGCATGCCCGCAATCGCTGGCACAAACCGTATCAAGTACACGTCTGTATTGTTTGGCGCGGGCGCATTTGGTTATGGTGAAGGCTCACCACAAGTTCCAGTTGAAGCATTCCGCGCACCAAACCAAGGCAACGGCGGCGGCGTAGAAACATTGTTTACGCGCCAAACATGGCTACTTCATCCGTCTGGATTTAAGTTCACTAGCGCAAGCGTTGCAGGGTTTACGCCAACTCAGGCAGAACTTGCAACAGCAACTAACTGGGATCGTCAAGTTGAGCGCAAAAACGTTCCGTTGGCATTCCTTATCACAAACGGGTAATCCATCATGACTGATACTGTCAATGAGGCACCAAAACCAGCGGAGATAAACGCTGCTGGTATCGAGATTGGGGCGCAAGCCTCACTTGATGATATTCGCGCAATGGAAGCACTGCAAGAAAAGCAGAAATCAAAGAGTAAATAAGCATGGCGTTAATCATCGAAGATGGCAGCGGCGTTGCGAATGCGAATACATACGCATCTGTAGCAGCTTTGCGTGGATATGCAGCATTGCGCGGCATTACGTTGCCAGTCGATGATGCGTCATGTGAGATTCTTTTAATCAAAGCAATGGATTATTTGTCAGGCGTTACAGGCTGGCAGGGAGTTAAAGCTAATCCCGATAATCCATTAGATTTTCCGCGTACTGGGGTTGTGGTTGATGGTGTTACATTGCCGTCAACCGCAATACCTTCCACCCTAATTACTGCACAAATTGCACTTGCTATCGAGGCAATCAAAACGGATTTACAGCCTAATCAAATGCCAACTGATAAGGGCGCGATTATCGAAGCAAGCGCACAGACTGGCACACATGTAAAGTATGCTGCGCCTGTTGCAGGCAATGCGCGTACAAAGCCATTCTTCGCGAAGGTTGACGCGCTATTGAGCAAGCTATTGTCTACTGGCAGCGGCTTTGGTCGTCCCGTTTGGATTAAAAGGGCTTAATCATGGGAATGCACGACGATATTACATTCGCGTTAGCTGATGCTTTCAATACAGGGTTATTCGATGCTGTCACTGATTTTAAAGGTGTTCGCCTGGAAGTTACTGGATTCGATCCGATTACAGAGACAGAGACAACAAACATTGCTAATTACACTGGTCGTGGTGTATTTGGTCATTACGCACAAACTGAAATTGATCAAGAACAGATTTTAAGAACTGACATTAAGTTGATTTGCCTGCAAGATGAAACGACAGAAACGCCAAAGATAAAAGACCATATTAACGGCTATGAAGTGATTAACGTTGGCAAAGACCCTGCGGATGTTTCATGGGTTGTTCAGTTGAGGTTGACATAATGGGATGGACAGTTAGCCCTAAAGCCTTCATAGGCGTGATGACTGATGATTTAAGTAAATTGCATCGGGCTACTGCTATTGAGTTGTTGACTAGGGTTATTAGGCGTTCGCCTGTTGATACTGGGCGTTTTAGAGGTAACCACATATTGACACTGGTTACGCCAAACACTGGCACAAAAGAAGTGGATGATAAGTCAGGATCGGTTACATTGGCGGCTGGATTATCGGTTGTCGGCGGCATAGCTAAAGGCGAATATCCGTTGATTTACATTCAAAACAATTTGCCTTACGCTCAAGTTTTAGAAGATGGATCAAGTCAACAAGCCCCACTAGGGATTTACGCTCTAGCAGTTCAAGACGTTAAAAACAATTTGAGGGCGGGCAGATGACATTTGAGCAAGTACGCCAACATATAGCGACAAAGATGGTCGCATGGTCTGGATTAACGTCCGACCGCGTGACATACGAGAACAAAACATTCACGCCACCAGCGACAGGCGTATGGGCTAGAGTTACAATACAAAATGCTGATAGTATTATCGCGTGTTTAGCGGATGTTCCGCACACGAGAGATTTAGGTGCTATTGTTATTCAGCTATTCGACAGACAAGGCGCTGGCACTGCCGCAATCAACACAGCGGCGGATAGTTTAAGAACATGGTTACAATATTACAAAGTGTCGAATTTAGAGTTGCTACAAGGCTCAAAACAGACAATTGGCGTAGATTCAAATGGGTTTTATCAGATCAATGTACGGTTTGAGTATCGGGCTGGATGATTATGGCTAGACTGACGGCTACATTTGAGTGTAGGGCTAAAAGATTCGCTAAGGTGTTTATCGTTTTCTATTACATATCTTATAAATTAGGAATGAATCGAATGTCTGATTATTTCTTTAATTGTGCTTTTGAAGTAAAAGTAAGTTAATAGTTTCACCATGTCGCAAGCATGGTTTTATCAACGCGCTTCGTGCGCTAGGAGTTAGTTATGAGTTCAGGCGCACGGTTACAGACGTTCTACGGCAAAGAGGCAACTCCCGCAGGAACTGTGGCAGCATGGAAAACATTGCGCGTTACTGGCAATGCCATCATGCCAAAAAACACCCTGGTTAAGTCAGATGAGATTACACCTAATCGCTTATCGGGCGGTTCGGCTATTACAGCGGTAGATGTTGCAGGCGATATCAATGGCGAGTTGTCATACG